GATTCCGAAAAAGAGAATCTAAAAGCCGAACTAGATGCAATGCGTAAAAAAAACGCAGAGCTATTAGACGAATACAAAAAAGCAAAGGAAAAGTCTAAAGCTGTTCCTGCAGATGTTGATGTTCAATCTTTGATTGATTTCAAGAATAATGCTGAGCAAGCTGAACTTGAAAAACAAGGCAAGTACACAGAAGCTAGAACAAAGCTAGAAGAACAATATCGAGAAAGGTCTTCTGAAAAAGAAAAGAAGATTGCAGAACTTGAAGCTAAAGTTCGTGAATTGGAATTAGTTTCACCTGCTGTTCAAGCTTTAGCTGAAATTGTCCACGATCCTAATCTTGTCTTAAATAACTTCTTACCAAAAGACAAAATAGAAGTTGATAACGGTGTTCCTGTCGTTGTTGATGGATATGAAAGAACACCTGTGTCTGATTGGGCTAAAGGCAAACTTCCTGATTATATTTTGAAACAACCAAAGCCAAAAGGTGGTGGTGCTTCTGCAAGTAGATCAAGTGGAGGTGATATTCCTGCTGGAACTAAAAACCCATTTGCTGCTGAAAGTTTCAATATTACAGAACAGATGAGGCTATATAGAACTGACAAAGATTTATATGATCGCTTGAAAAATTCAGTTGCACGCTAATATATTGTCATAAGGCAAGGCTGTGCTGAGCCGTAAGGGTTTGTGACCCACATCGTAAAACTAATTTCTGGTAATTTTTATGGCCACCGTAAGGTCGGACGTAATCATTCCTGAGGTCTTTACGCCGTACTTGATTGAGCAGACAACTCAGCGTGATGCCTTTTTGGCTAGCGGTGTGGTTCAACCAATGGCTGAGCTTAATGCGACTGAAGGTGGTGATTTCGTCAATGTTCCATTTTGGAAAGCAAATCTTTCAGGAGATTTTGAAGTATTAAGTGATAGCACTTCTTTAACACCTGGCAAGATTCAAGCTGACAAGCAGATTTCTGTAATTCTTCACAGAGGTCGTGCTTGGGAAGCAAGAGACTTAGCTGCTTTAGCTGCTGGCTCTGATCCAATGGCTGCTATTGGTGCAAAAGTTGGTGCTTACATTGCTCACCAAAGACAAAAAGACTTGCTTTCAGCATTGTCTGGTGTGTTTGGTTCAATCAATGCAAATGACAGCAACTCTGCATTATTTGCTAACTGTATTGACTCAGAGAGTGGTGATACTCCAACAGGTTTAAGTCCTAAGCATATTGCAAAGGCTAAATCAATCCTTGGAGATGCAGGTGATCAGCTAACTGCTGTTTGTATGCACTCAAAGGTTTACTACGACTTAGTTGAGCGTAAGCTTGTTGACTATGTTGTAGCTGGTGACACTAATGCTGGTGCAACCGCATCTGGTGGTTCAATCGTTTCTGCCTACGGTAGTAATGGTGCTGTTCCTACTTATTGCGGCTTAAGAGTTATCGTTTCTGATGATGTAGCTAAGACTGGTACTGGTGCAAGCACTGAGTATTCAACTTACTTCTTTACTGCTGGAGCAATCGCATCTGGTGAGCAAGCAGGTTTGAGTACTGAAACAGACAGAGACATCCTTGCAAAATCTGATGCAATGGCTGTTGATCTTCATTACACATATCATCCTGTTGGTACTAAGTGGGCTGTTACAACAACAAACCCAACTCGTGCTCAGCTTGAAACCGTAGCCAACTGGTCGAAGGTTTACGAAACAAAGAATATTGGAATCGTGAGAGCGACCAATGTTTCTGCTCAGGATTAGAGGTAACTAATTATGGCATCACAATTTGAAGCCGTTGCTGGTAAGGCTATTGGTTACACAA